AAGATAAAAATAAATGTTATACTAGTAATATATGGCATCAATTAATAAAGCTATAATACTTGGGTATGTTGGCGATGAGCCAAAAATTACCACAACGCCAGCGGGCAAAAAGGTTGCAAATTTAGCCATTGCTACAACTGAAAAAGGCTACACCTCACAAAGTGGTGTTGTTTACCCTGACAAAACAGAATGGCATAATATCACAATTTGGCAAAAGCAAGCAGAATTTGCCGAGAAGTTCATAAAAAAGGGAAGTCTAGTCTACGTTGAGGGCAAAATAAAAAACCGCTCATACACCAAAGACAATATCACTAGATATGCTACAGAGATAGAAGCAGAAACACTTCAATTACTCGATAGAAAGGTGGGAAGCAACGCAAATAATACCAACGCTGCAAGTGCTCAAGGGAACAAAAACGATGTACCATTTTAAGCTAAAAATAAAATGACACACGAAGAAGACCAAATACAAATTGCTTGCGTGAATTGGTTTAATCTGCAATATCCAAAGCTAGCCTTACTTCTTCACCATTCACCAAATGGAGGGAAGAGGACAAGATTTGAAGCTATTCAGTTTAAAAGAATGGGCACAAGAGCTGGTTTTCCTGATTTGATTTTGTGCTTTCCATCAAAAGACTACCACGCACTATTTGTTGAGCTTAAAACTGAAAAAGGAAGACAGCAACCATCACAAATAATGATGCAAAGAGCATTAGAGTGGGCAGGCTATAAATATGTTATTTGCCGTTCATTAGACGACTTTATGAAAGAAGTTCAGAGTTATTTCTGTTAAAAAATATTACAATATAGGAGAAGAGTGCTTTCAAAGTGCTCTTTTCTTATTTTTGCATAATATGTAATATTTATAACATGAAAGACACAAACTTTACAAAGATAATAATACTACCATTAGATGACATAGAAGTCAACGAGGGACAATTGGAGGGACTTCCATCAAACCCACGAAGTATAACACGTGAGAAGATGGAATTGCTTAAAACCAATATCACAGATTATCCCGAAATGCTCTCTTTGCGTAGCTTGCTCATTTATCCTATAGACGATAGCAAATACATCCTCATTGGTGGAAATATGCGCTATAGAGCTTTAAAAGAGCTAGGCTACACAGAAGCACCTTGCATAATTATACCAAAAGAGACGTCAATTGAACAACTCAAAGCTTATACCATCATCGATAATAACGGCTTTGGTAAATGGAGTTGGGATATGCTTGCAAATGAGTGGGATGAGCTTCAACTTGTAGAGTGGGGTGTTGACTTGCCGATAATTCCAACAGGTGAAGAACCAAACGCAAATGGAGAAATAGGCGATGAAAACAGCGGTACAGAAAAGCTCACTTTCACACTTGCTAAAGAACAAGCAGCGTTCATCAAAGCTCAACTTAAGATTGCTCAATGTGGAGATAGCGATACATTTGGCAATACCAACGATAGCGGAAATGCCTTATATTCAATTGTTAAGCAATGGGCAGAAATAAGTTAGACAATACCTAAAATTCCAAAAACACAATAAAAAGCAATGACTAAATTTAACAAAACGATAACAAAAGAGTGTGCAGATTGGGTAGAAGCACACGGTTTGATAGATTATGGAGGTGCGATGTTAAAAGACTTCTGTAAGCGTTTTTCTATTGACTATAAGACATTCTACCATTGGATGGAGAAGCCCGACTTTAAGAAAGCAGTAAACGAAGCCAAAGAGACGTTTAAAAAGCGTCTATCGCACGACCTTTCAGTATCGCTTGCAGAGGTGGCAAAAGGCTACTCGAGAGAGGAAACGGAGACAGAATATGTTCCAAATCCTAAAGATGCAAGTAAACCTGTAATAAAGAAGTTCAAAAAGAAGACTGTCTATTACCAACCAAATGTAGCAGCGGCTATCTTCTTGCTTACTAACATCGACTCCGACAACTACCAAAACAAACAACGTACAGATGTTGCAGTTAAGAAGTTAGAGGAGAAAGAGGAGATGAGCAAAGAAGAAATAGATAAAGAGATTGAACGACTAGACAAATTGATTTCGCAAGACTAAACTCATGACAGTAAAAGGAAAAGACACAACGGAAATTAAGCGAAAATTAATGGAGCTAAAGAAGCAACGACTAAAGCTTGAAGCACCATTAACTTTTTCGTGCTTTCTTGGCTATTCCAATTCAAAATATGAGCTTAAATGGTTTCATAAAGTCATTGCTGACTATTGTCAAATGCTTTTGGAGGGCAAGATTAAAAACCTTATGGTGTTCGTGCCCCCACAGCATGGTAAAAGTGAGATTATTTCACGTAATTTCCCAGCGTGGGCATTGGGTAAAAACCCTAACTTAAAGATAGTAGGTAGCTCTTACTCTGCAGATCTAGCAGAGCAATTCTCAAGAGCAATTCAGCGAACGATTGATACCAAAGAATACCAAGCTATATTCCCAAATACCTATCTCAATGGCTCGAACGTGAGAACCGATGTAAAAGGCTACTTGAGAAACGTTGATATTTTCGAGATTGTCAATCATAAAGGCTTTTACAAGGCTGTCGGTGTTGGTGGATCTTTAACAGGTACACCTGTCGACATTGCAATTATCGATGACCCTGTAAAGGATGCGTCAGAAGCCAACTCTACAACCTATCGTCAAAGAGTGTGGGATTGGTATAACACCGTGCTCACAACACGTTTACACAACGATTCTAAGCAGTTGTTTATCATGACGAGATGGCATGAAGATGATTTAGCAGGTAGGATTTTGAAAGCTGAACCGCAAGAGTGGACTGTGCTATCAATACCCGCTATATGCGAAGAAGACCACGATGGAGAGATTAACTCTCCAAGAAAGGTAGGAGAGGCTCTGTGGGAGGAAAGGCACTCTTTAGCAAAACTTACAAAGCAAAAAGGACGTGCCCCACGTGAGTTCTCTGCACTTTACCAGCAACATCCAACGATAGTAGGAGGTAATATTGTTAAGAGCAATTGGTTTGCGAGAATTTCAATGAATGAATTCATACGCTTACATCATTCAGAACCTGTAATATTCTTCATGGACACAGCTTATACCGAGAAGAGCAACAATGACCCAACGGGTATCATTGCAACGTGTAAGATTGGCAATGATTTATACATCATTCATGGTGAAAAGGTGAGAAAGGAATTCCCCGATTTAATCAGGTTTATTCCAAACTATGTGAAATCACATGGTTACACTGCAAAAAGCACCATAAGGATAGAACCAAAGGCTAACGGCTTGTCGGTAATTCAGCAACTCAAAGAAACAACAGGCTTAAATGTGACTAAAACACCAACACCAAAGGAGAGCAAAGAAACACGCCTTAACACGGCTTCACCAGCAGTTGAGTGTGGAAGAGTTGTATTAGTTGATGGAGCGTGGAATACTGACTTTATCGACGAGGTTTGCGGTTTCCCCTCAAAACCTCACGATGAGTATGTGGATATTCTTTGCTATGCTATTGATTATCACCTTAATAGCACGCATAAGCCGATAGATTTAGAACGATTATCAAATATTGCATTTTAAAATAAATTATACACTATGACTTTTGAAGAAATAATCAATAACGCATCTTCACCAAGTGAGATTGTAGTTGCGTTGCAAGAGAAAAACATAAGCCTACCACAATGGCATGGTAAGGATGGCTTAAAGACCGAATATGAGCCTAAAGAGCATCCTGTAATGAACAAATCCATTTATCCCGATATTGTGAAAGATGGAGATGTAGAAAGAGTAACTAGAGTAACGTTTGACTTGCAAAGATTAGCGGTAAAACGTATGACGGAGCTTTGTTGTGGAATACCCGTTAAGCGTATTTATAAGCCTGAAAATGACAAGCAAAAAGAAGTAGCAGCACTTCTTGAAGCTATCTATCAACGCAACAGAATAGACAGCGTCAATATTGAGCGTCTAAACATGCTTTTTGCTAGCTGTGAAGTTGCAACACTTTGGTATGCAACAGACACACCAAACAACCATTATGGGCGTCCAAGCGAGCTTAAATTGCGTTGTCGAAACTTCACGCCTATGAATGATGATGTTCTATTTCCTTTATTCGATGAATACGGAGATATGATTGCGATGTCAGTAGCCTATAGGCGCAAGGTTGGCAAGAAAACAGTAGATTTCTTTGACACTTACAGTGAGAAGCGACACATGAAGTTCTCTAATGCAAGTGGAGAGTGGGAGATAATAGAAGATGAAGAGATTACTTTGCTAAAGATACCAGCTGTTTATATGTATCGTTCAACGCCTATTTGGGAGGACACTTCCAAAATTGTTTATGAAATGGAATGGGCACTCTCACGCAATGGCAATTACTTACGCAAGAACAGCAAGCCTTTGTTTGTGGTATCTTCTGATGAAGATGTATCGTATGGCGGTGAAAAAAGTAGCATTAAAGAGTTTAGAGCAGTGTTACAATTGCCCAAAGAAGCTACTGCAAGCTATGTTACATGGACGCAAGCGGTTGATAACTTGAAGTTCTATATCAATGAGCTAAGAGCAATGTTTTTCACACAGTTGCAATTGCCCGATTGGAGTTATGAGAAAATGTCGCAACAAGCTCTATCAGGTGAAAGCCGTAAGCAACTATTCATTGATGCTCAAATGAAAGTCAAAGACGAAAGCGGAAGAGTTCTAGAGTTCTTAGACCGAGAAACAAACGTGCTCAAAGCCTTTGCAAAGATTATTCTTGGCGAAGCTTACACACAAGACATTGACGCCCTAAAGGTGGAAAATAAAATTACCCCATTCTCTATTTCTGATAACTTGGAAAACGTGAATATGCTACTTGCTGCTAATGGAGGTAAAGCTATCATGTCTCAACGAGAGAGTATAGAGAACTTCGGTTACTCTGACGATGTCGACAGAACCTTTAAGGAAATCACAGAAGAGCAAGAGATAGATAGCTTCTCACTTGCTCAATAACGATGAACTAATACCAAGATAAAGACAATGCCCAAGCCAAAAGACAAACACGATGAACAGCACTTGAAGAATGTGCAGCTGTATCTCAAAAGAATTCAAGAACTTTATAAAATGGCATCCGATGAAGCAAGTAAAATCGGTTGCTCAATTAATGGTGTGGATAGCTCAAAGCCGTTCACTTTTGACGATTATCCGCAAACCCAAAAGAAGATGAACACACTTCTATCTAAGTTCAAGAAGTCTCTTGAAGTATCTATCGTGAATGGAATTGACGCAGAATGGGCATTGTCTAATAGTAAAAATGATGAGATAGTGAATAAAGCCTTTGGAAGTAAGAAAGACAAGCTTACAGACGAGCAAAAGAAACGCTATTTCAATAACAATGAGGACGCAAAAGACGCTTTCATTGAGCGCAAACGCAATGGTTTAAGCCTTTCTGACAGCGTGTGGGATTTCACCAAACGCTTTAAGAGTGAAATAGAAATGGGTTTGGACTTGGGCATACGAAGCGGTAAATCTGCTGACCAAATGAGTCGTTCACTAAGAGACTATTTGCAAAACACTAATAAGCTTTTTAGACGCTATAAAGATGAACACGGCATTTTGCAACTTTCAAAGGCTGCTAAAGCTTTCCATCCAGGGCAAGGCGTTTATCGCTCATCGTACATGAATGCACGAAGATTGGCAGCAACAGAAACAAACATTGCATATCGTACCGCAGACCATTTACGATGGAAAGAAATGGACTTTGTTGTGGGCATTGAAATTCATTTATCAAACAACCATACTTGCAAAGGTAGGGACGGCAAACCACATGATTTTCACGACATTTGCGATGAATTACAGGGCAAATATCCAAAGGATTTCAAGTTTACAGGTTGGCATCCTCACTGCAGATGCTTTGTAACTTCCATTTTGAAGACACCCGATGAGCTAAAGAGTGGAAAGGCAAGCAAGAATGAGGTAAAAGAGCTACCAAGCAAGTTTAAAGAGTGGTATGAGAATAACAAAGAACGTATCGACAAGGCAAAGTCATTGCCTTACTTCATCAAAGACAATTTCAAAGATGGTGAGTTTATAGGTCAAAAAACAACAGAAAACAGCCCAATTGAGAATAATCCAATTGAAAATAAGCCCAAGAGGAATAAGCCACTCACAACTCTTGAAAAAGCTAAGACAAGACAATCTCAAAGAACAGAAGAGCAAATAGAGCATATCCACGATTTATGGAGAAGTAGAAGAATTGAAGCTTATAATGAAAAACGCATAGCTTTATTAAATAAGCTAACTTATAGGCATAAACGCACTTATCCAGCACTAGATAAACGCTATGAAAGAGTTAGAAAAGCCATATTTAATAAGTTGTCTATAAAAGAAACAGATGCTTTATTTAAAAAGTATGAGCGTGGCTTGGAGATACAAGAAAAATGGGATAAACTTGTTTGGGGAGGTTTTACCAAAGAGCAAATTGCAAATATGAGAGAAATAGAGAAAGATTTAGGTATACTGAAAGGCAGACCGATGAGTATAGAAAGCGCAGATATGCAAAGTGCAAACCCTAATTATTTTGAAAATTGGGCATATAGAATAAATTGTCAAACTTGCGTCCCAGCTTACATGTTGCGATTGCGAGGATTTAACATATATGCACGTGGATATGCTTTTGATTCATTATCTGCATGGATAGCTAAACAACATAGCTTTGATATTTGGGAAAACCAAAATGGGGGAAGCTTAAAACCTAGTATTACACTAGAATGGATGAATAACAAAGGTTACGAGGAAATGTCCCCAAATCACTATAAGGAATATTTTGAGGAAGCTTGTAGCGAAGTTGGAGTGTATGTATTAACCATTGGTTGGGAAAGTGGTGGAGGGCACGCTACAATATTACAACGATTAAAAAATGGAAAATTAGTATACATAGAGCCACAACTATATTCAGGAAAGGTTATGAGAGATATAATGGAACTTGCAAAAGACGGTAGCAAAAGACCTCATGAAAAAAGAGGAATAGCAAGGATAGATGATAAGTTGTTTAAGAAGAAATTCGTATCAATTTTTGGATATTAACCTTAATACTTTTAAAGCGTCGAAGCCTACAAATTCCTCGACCTTATTGTTATTTTTATTATATAGGAGTATACATGGGAAACCTGTTTCTGCATCCTTTATGAATGCGTGATAAGCATCATTTCCTTTGTATTCTCCTATTTTTTTTATACCACCATTGGGATGGTTTACGAAAAACATAGCTTTTTCTACAACTGCTTGTGGAATATTCATAGTTGATATATTTATAAGTGTTTATTTTATTCTTTTATCTACTCTTCATCGTCTCTCTTGCTATTATCTTCGTCTCTAACTATCTTAGTTAAATCCTTATCGAAGTAATATACACGATGGCTTATAACTTTGTGACCTTCTGGGTTGTTTGCTCTAAAGGTATGCTCGATTTTCCAACCTATAAACTTTGGGACGAAAAGCGAATCTAACTCTTGGTGTCTTTTTTCATACTTCTTCAAACTATCCAAAAGAGTTTCTGCTTCTTGTATATATCTACTTTGTGTATCATATAAACCTAATTCCTCATAGGTTTCTGCATTATTGAGAGCCAATGTGCATTTCCTACTGTATTTTTCTTCCCAAAACACCACTTCCTTATATTCTTCGAGGTCTTCAACTTGAGAAAAAGCAGAATCCAAAGTGCCAAACTCTACACTCTCATAGCTATTCATGTCGTGTAATGATGTTTCAAGTTGCTTTTTAACGAGGTTTTCAGCCTGTTTTTGTGGGTTTTGTGTGCAACTTGTAATTGCAAACATCAAGCCAATAAGTGATAGCGTTGCTAGTAGGTTTATTTTCATCGGTTTTTAATCTTAATTATTAGTGAATAAAAATGCAACTTACACATAGTGTAAAGTCTTTGTTGCAAATATAGTGCTTTTCTGTAAATAATTCACTTAAAAGAGGGATTTATTTGCTCTGATAGAGTATAATTTGTTCTTAATCTGTTAAAAATAACAAAAATCAGAGCTTAGAAAAAACACAATTCCTTTAATATCTAATTTTGGGTATTCTATAGAACAAAAAACAAGAAAAATGAAAAAAGAACTTTTAGCAGCGTTGAAAGCCAAGTTTGAGGGGGTCAACGAAAGTATTTTAAGTAGGATTGCAGACAAACTAGCCAAGACTACAACTAAAGAAGATGTTGCAACCGCAGTTTCGGGGGTGACGATTCAACAAATCATCGAGGGTTATGGCGATAGCAGAGCAACAGAAGCTCAACAATCTGCTGTACGCAACTACGAGGAAAAGTATGGTTTAAAGGATGGTGAAAAGCTACAAGATCCTAAGCCAAAGCCACAAGAGGAAACTATGCCTGAATGGGCAAAACAGCTTGTAAAAGAGAATAAAACACTCTCTGAACGCTTAGGTAGAATGGATGGTGAAAGAATTACCGCAGAAAGAAAGCAAAAACTATCTGCAGTGTTCAAAAAATTGCCTGAAAACCTTAGAAAACCATATGAACGTATGTCGGTTGATAAGCTTTCTGACGAAGAGTTTACAGCTCTTGTTGGAGAAATCACAGCAGAGGTAGACGAAATCGCATCGTCTGTGAAGTCTAAAGGTGCTGTTTTTGGACGTCCTGCAGCACATCAAGGCGGAGATAACTCTCAAGAACTATCTAAGGAGGAACAAGAAGCTATTGCAGCAAGAAACACTTCTCTAAAAGATGGTGAACAACCTTTTTAATTAACATTTAAAACCAAACGAAAATGAGTATGACAGTACAAAGACGCAAAGAGACAAGATTTCCAAGCGTCATCATGCACAAAGTTGCCGATGTAAGAGGTGGCGTGTCTGTGCAAACAAAAGAACTTGGCGGAAAATATCTGCTTGAGGGCACTGTTCTTTCAGCTCCAATTGATGGCATTTGCCACGTTGTGAAAGTTGCAAAAATCAATGAAGATGTAGCGGCTAGCGGTGTTGCAATCAAGGTAGAAAAAGGACATCACTTTGTAGTAGGTGATATTCTTTGCGCTAAACTTGGCAACAAAGCAACAACTATCACTGCAATTGACGCTAGCGACAAGAGCGTTGATACTTTGACTATCAAAGCAGCGTTGGGAGAGCTTAAGAAAGGTGCTTTTGTGTTCTTAGCAGAGAAAGAATCTGCAGATACCAAATCGGCATTAAAGTATGCTCCTTTTGCGATTAACGGTACAACCAAACCCGTTGTTGCAGGTGACAACTTAGATACTGATGCTTGGTTAATTGCAGTAACGAAAGGTAATGACTTGCCAACTGAAATTGAACAAGCACTTAAGGGTGTAATCAACTACTAAGGAGGAGGAATTTAAAATATGATTAGACAAACATTAATCGAGGGATTGAATGATAAAATGGTGCAAGCACGCTTGGATTCAGCTGATGCTTCGCAGTTCTATTTTGGTAAGCATTTCCCCGTAAAAAAGGTGACAGGTTTCACTTGGAAAACTCTGTCAAATCAATTAGCAGCTAAGAATGTAGCAGCTGATTTGCACACAGACAATGGAACAACCATTCGTAAGCGTAGACCAATCTTTGAGAGTGCAAAGGGAGACATTCCTTTTATCTCTATTTCACGTGAAATGACACGTTCTGAAATCAAAAATTATCAAACTGCTCTTGCTCTTGCAGGTGAAGCAGATGCTGTGAAGCTTGTACAATATTGGGGTGAAGATGTCGATTTTTGCTTCAATGGTGTTCAATCTGAACTTGAATACATTGCTCTTGCGTTGGTATCTAACGCTGGTAAGTTAGATTTCACAACTACCAACAACGCTACATTTGCTAATGAGTTCTCACTAGACTATGATGTGGACGAAGAAAACAAGGTTTCAACATCTACTGATTGGGGCAACGCAGCTAACGCTGATATTATCGGTGACTTGGTTAAGATTGTGAAGCAAGCAAAGGCAAGAAATCTCAATCCTAAGTTTGCGTTCATCAACTTGGATGAGTTGTACAAGATTTGTTCAAGCGAGCAAATCATCAAAGCGTGTGCATCTTACATTCAAAATGCAGTTGGCATGGCTCAAACACCAGACTTAGCAGCAGTAAACCAAATGCTTGCAAGACAAGCGTGGTTGAATGGCTTGCAGTTGCGTGTAATTGACCAAACTATCTCACGTGAGTTTGCTGATGGTACAACCACTAGCGCAAACCCATTCACTGATAGCCGTATGGTGTTGTCTGAAACTGAACGTTTGGGAACAACTCAATATGATGTGTTGAGAGAAAATAGTGACCTTATCTTGCGTGCTGAACGTGCTCATACTGTGGTGAAAAAGTATGGTACTATCGAGCCTACAAGTGAGGTAACTATCGGTCAATGTGATGCTGTTCCTGTGCTCGATTCTGCTTACAGAAACGTGTATGTGAGAACCGATAAAAAGAAGTGGTAAGAAGCTCATTTAACCTTAATAATTAAAGTTTTATCATGATTACAATTCTCGAAGTTTTAAAAGGAATAAACGCCTACCCAATACCACAGAGAACAATAGGGGAGATTGCAATAAAAAGAAGCCTAAACTTAGATGCAGACCTAACAAGTGACATCGCAGTTTCAAAGGATTTTCTCTTGGCGAAAGCAGATCTTTATATGTGGCTCTCCTTTGCCCCTGATGTATCGCAAGGTGGGCAGTCTTATTCTTTCTCCGAAGATCAACGGACATCGTTTAGAAACTTAGCAAAAGCGATATACAACGACTTTGGAGAAACTTCGGGAGCTGTTAAAACTAAATTTGGATACAAGGGAGACACCTTATGATTATTGAGAATGGCACTATAAGAGTTAAAAGCAAAGCGCAATGTTATATTGACAGAGACACAGGATTTGTTGAAAGTTGCGAAAAGTCTACATGGGGCAAACCAATTCCATGTCAGTATGAAATAGCATCTTACAACAACCTAGCGAAGTCAGACAACATGCCTTACACTGAAAAACACTACACTATACTTATCGAGATGCGCAACTTCAAAGGTGAGCAGATAAGTTTATTTGATGCGTTTGGCAA